GTTTCATTTTTTCATTCTCATTCATAAGCTCCATTACTTGCTTATGTAGGTTGAAATTAACGCTTAGTAACGTGCGTAATTCTTTTTCTGTTACTATCAAATGAGTTAATACGTGCTGCATAGATTTCAGATGTTTTTCTGTGCCTACTTTGAACGGTTCGTGCTTTGGTTCGTTCAGTTGTTTAATACGGCTCAACTCGGTGTCTAACGATGTTATTATTGCGCTGACTTGTGTTTGTGCGAGTAGGTGATCTAAATCGTTTATCATTGTTTCTTGTTTTTAAAATGGACAATCGTCCGGCTTAATGTAGTTTAAACTGTTGCTTGATTCTATGTTTAGTGTTGTTTGTTTTGGCGGTTCCGCGTTTCTGTTGGCATATACTCGGTTGCCTTTCCAATCAATCATATAGTATTGATATCGTTCGACATCTAAATACATTTTGTACGTTCCGTTTTTACTTACTCCTTTAGGTTTGCTTTTGGCAACTTTCAAATGTACTTCATTTTCCATACAAATAGTATTGTCGCTATTCTTTAATCCGGTAGGCGGTCGCCAAGGTATCAATACAGATAATCCTTTTCTAAACCAAACTTGACCACCAGCAAAATCTCGCGCACTTGGCGGAGGGAAATAAGTAATCGTTTCACCTGAAAACAATTCACGCGTTACTGGTGTTTGATCTCTGACGTGGTTTATTATGCAATTGTGTCGTCCCGTTTTTCGTGCGTTCTTTCGTGCCATTCCAAGTATTCGCGATAAGTATTTATCCTCACGTCCTAAATCACTTTGAATATACTCTTCTGTTAATTCGTTCCAAGGATCAATTGTTGTTGTGTGAATTTTTATATTGTGTTTTCGTTCGATTTCATCAACCAATTTGTAATACATCGGAAGCGTTAAATCCTCGTCAATCGGATCAATTACAATGAAATGCTTGTCTATAAACATCTCTGCTCGAATCTGTTCGCCCTGAGTCATTGAATTATCACCAATTGTATATGGTTTGCCTATGTATTTGTAGCATAACTCTGCATATATCTCGGCTGAATTACCCGTTTCAGGTGAAAATACTACGTGATTCCAACCGTGTAAACACGAAAGATTGATTAAAAATTCAAACCAAAGTTCTGTTTTACCCGATGCTGGAGCAGCACCTATATACGTCGTGCAACCTTCTTTAATTGTGTATGGCAGTAAATCCCAATCCCAACCAATAGATTTACCTTTAACATTCTTTACGTGTCGGATGTCGTGCATTTGGCTATTAACCTCTGAAAGTCTTTTGTACATCAGTCAATTATTGTAGGGTGTGACATTATTCCTTTAGTATGGTTTTCGGTAGTATCTGAAAATTTATCAATAGTGGTTGATCGACTAAAATATTCAGGTGTGCAATATTGGTAATTATTTTCTTTATGCCATTTATCTTTTTTACAGTTATTTATTGCTTTGAATATATCCGATTTTTCGTAACCACTTTTCAATAATGTTTTGTACTTTGCTTTTACCTCTTTGTTTACTACTTTAAATTTTCTGTCAAAAGCATTATTTACATATTGAAGCAACGATTCAAAGTCTATAATATCTTCTTTATTATTCTTATTATTATTGTTTGTTGTTAGTTGATTGTTAGTTGTTTGTTGATTGTTTGTTAGTTGTGTGTTAGTTTCACTTTCTTCTGATTGGTAATCTGCATATTTACAGATAGTTATCACAGTATATTTGTTTGTTGTTTGCGTGTTAATTTCGTTAGTGTTTTCCAACTTTTTTAAAAGCGTTCTAATCGTCTGTAAACTAATGCCAGTATCACTTGAAATTTTACCATAGGATGTTATAAACTGACCTTTTTTTATGTCTATACCTTGCCACGTTCCATCTTTGTGATTTGCTTTAAGCAATAGATACATAAACAAATGAACCGCTTCGCTTTTATTGAACCATTCCCAGTTTAAAAACTGTCTGTGCAATTTAATCCATCCAATCATATTCGTGCAGTTTGTAATAATACTTGATCAATAAAGGCAATAACTTTTCCAAGTCGTTTCGATCAATTAGAATTTGAGACGAATAATTATTTTCAATTACTTCAAACGAAACATATTGTCCAATCGCAACGAACATCTGATCATTTTCTTTTGACTTACATTTTAAATTAACATAATCCATATTGTAAAAATTAGGCATAAAAAAACCCTCGCTTCTTCAGTAGCCTTCGACCTCTACATCCAAAACAAGGGTAAATAATTCCTATGGTCTTATAATGTCGAAGGAGACCGTTTACAAATATACTAAAAATTCAATTCACTGTATCGCGAGTCTAAAATTACTTGACTAATTGCGTAGTTGATGTTTGAATCGTCGGACTTAAATATTGTCGTTAGTCGATTGTCGTTAATCGTGTTTATGATGTCAACCAATTCAACGTGTCCGTAACCCTCGTAAGCCGTTAGGATGTTTTCTATTCCGTGAATTACTGTTGCGTGGTCACGGTCGAATATTTCACCGGCTTTTTGTAGGCTCATTCCCGACATAAACGCCCACAACATTCCAACGTTCCGCCAGTGTACTATCTCGCGTTTACGTGTGCGCTTTTCAACGCCTTCAAATGTGTATGGACAAACGCTCCAAAAGTCGGACATTTCAAAATGGTGTACGTTAATTACTTTAATCAATTCACCGCGTGTTCTTTCTAATTTTTTAGGCATTGTTCATCTCCTTTACTTTGCAATAATCCAAGTATAGATTCAGGTTGAACGATCCGCCTTTGTCACCTTCGCAAGTATGTCCTTTTTTCCAGTAATCCATTATTTTCATCAATGGAATCATTGGCTTAATCTGTTTTTCTTTTTTCTGTTTCATTTGTTTTTATTTGAATGTTTCGTTGTAGTACATTTCACCCGTAAAAGTGTAAGCATATGTAACGCAACTGCCTGGATTACTCTTTGTTCTTTTCTTATCTCCGTGTGCTTTAATTATCTGCTTTCTTTCTAATTCTTTGGCTTGTTCAATTAAATCTTCTAACAATTGCCAGTTTTGATTGATAACAATGTTACCTAAATTATCTTTAAGTTGATATTCAAACCAATCTATTGCCGTCTGTTTCATTCTTCTATGTTTGTGAAATAATAATAACCTATTGCCATTCCAACGCTGATTCCTAAAAGAAACCCGCCGAACCATAATGCCGCATCACTCATCCTTTAATGTTTTTAGTTTTTCAATATAAAGCACCGCGTCCATCAATTCGTCCTGAAGGTGTTGCAGCCATTCTTTGCCCGTTAAATCGTTTCTCTCTAACGTTGTGTTGTACTTCTCTATTCCAGCAAGTGAACGTGCGTTAAATCGCTTTAAAACATCTTGCACAATAGTGTCGGAAGTCATAAAAAGCAAGTTCTTTACTAATTCGTTCTTGTCCATTAGTGTTCGTGATTTAGTGAAATTGCGTAATCTCTTTCTCGTTCTGCGTGATCGTTCCAGTCGTATTGCTCGGCTATTCGTAAAGAAAGCATTTCAACGAATTCTTTTGTCGCTGAAACGTTGTGCTTTACTTCAACGTACGGTTGCTTATTAGACTCAACGTAACGCCATAATCCAAGCGTTGTAATCTGTACAAATCCTTCTTCGGTTGTTTCGTCTTCATATCCGCCTTGCTCAGTCCAAGTGTCAAACTCTAAATTAGAAAAATAAATATCAAAGATGCGTTTGGTGTTGATGTTTTGAACGGTAAAATTCTCGAATTCACTGTCCAAATAAAGTATCTTATAATTGGTTGTTAGTTTCATAATTAGATTATTAAAAAGAATATTAAAATGAATACTGCCGGAAGGAAAAATAATATGCCTTCCCAAAACATTTGCTTGTCTGATTTCTGTTCCATAATTAATACGCTCTGAAATTTTTTACTTTAACTACGTCACCGTCGCGACATTCTGCAAGATAGTTATTTGCCATTTTAACGGCATCTTGTTTTGAAGTACACCACTTAATCTTCTCTTCGATTACGTAGCCATTCTTGTCTAAAAATTGGAATTTGTAAGGATTCATCTGTTCTTGTTTTTCTTGTTTTGTGTCTCATTGACATTGTGAAATTAGAAATTTATTTTAATATAACAACTATTTATGTGAAAAAAAAGGTAAGAACTTTTGCAAATATCGCTGAAACCCGCGTAAACATTGAGAAAAATAATTGAAAATATTTTTTAGAAATAGTAAAAGCGACCTATAAAAAGCCGCTTCTACCGAAGAAAACAAGAAAAAATCAGATATACAAAGTTAACTATATTATCTGACTTTACCGTCAATTATTCTCAAGTTTCGGAATTCGTAACCGCCTTCTTCGTCTAACGTCACAAACGCGAACCCGTGATTCCATTTGTTAAAAGGTAAATAATCGGGTGACAACCCACATAAACAACCAATTGACCAAGTAGTAACGACCTCACCGTCAAGGTCTTTTTCTGAATGCTCACTTGTCGCGTGGTGGTGTCCTATTGCTGACGATGCTTTAGCGCGTGTGTAAAGACCTCTTGCAACGTTTACCGGTGAAAAGACAGACATACCAAATTCGTGACCGTGTAGTACTCTTAATTTGCCTATGCGGATAAGTTGCTTTGATTTGATTAGTTGAACCCCGAATTGACCGAAACGCAATACGTGTTGAAGTTCAAAGTCATCTATTCCTATTAATGCGGGAGCGTTCGTTTTTAAGTAGTTCTCCCAACGGTCTTCGTGGTTACCTATCTTATAATAGATTGGGCAGTTAAACTCTGTGTATAGTAATTCTAAGAACTCGCGAATCATTTCAATCTCGCCAGCCATATCGCGTAGTCGCGGATCTTTTATAAAGCGTGATGTTTGGTAGCAGTCCATTATATCACCATTCAAAAGTATCGCGTTGCATTTATTCTCACGCCCGTAATTAAGCGCAATGCTTAACGCTTCGTTGTCTTGATAAGGAAAATGTATATCGGATAGGATAAGGACTCTGTTGTTTCCTTTAGGTAAAATGAATTCAGACGTTTTTTCGTAGTCGGATTCGGGCAACTTACGCCAAGCGTTAGCATTTCTTCTTTCTTCTTCTGTTCTCATAGGTTCTTTTTTTGATTGGTTATGTTCACCGCGATGCCATCGAACTAATGAGCGCGCATTATCTACGGTCAAAAATAGTTCAGGGTGATCAGTAACCAATAATTTTGAAATTGTAAGCGTTGGTGCTTTTGGAAAACGGCTCAAATAATCAAGGACTATTTCTCCCTTGATAGTCATTTCACAATTTCCTTTTTTCTTAGAACTCATTTATAATGGCAACGGTTAACGGTCGTTTATTTATAAAGGACATCCACTTATCGAACTGCGCTTGTTGATTACGAACTAAACAAGCCAACGACCAACCATCTATTTGTTTACTGAACCAACCCGCTTTGTGGCAATTTGCGCCTATAATGTCGTTGTATTCTTTTCCTATTTCTTCCGACTTTTCGTCTTTATCGTTATCTCTAAAATAAGGGAATCCTTTTGCCTGGCGATATGCCGGATATTTACCGCGATGTAATCCGTACGTATGTGAACCGTACACTATTGTGTCCGCCTTTAGAATGGCACAACCTTTACTGTTGTAACTCTCGAATGATTTCAATCCTTGCGCTCCCGCGTTAGAAGTTCCACTACAAACCATAATAAAATTAGGTTGTTTACCGTCCTCAACACATTCAAACGTATATACCTTGTCGTCAAACTGGTTAAATAGGTCTTCATTCGACCTAACCCATACATCATAAACGCCTTTTTTCCAACCTTTAAACGTTGGCAATGCTTCAACTCGTGAAATTAACTGATTATCTGTGTAACTCCGTACCATTTTTTATGCTTGTTTTCTTCGTTTTAACGTTGTTTCTTTGGTCAAGATGGCGTATCGTATAGGTTGATGATCAAAACGCTCTGTAATCGCTTGTATTTTAGGTGTGAATTTGTCGTAACACTTATACAACTCACCTTCAACAGCATCTAAACGCATATTTGTGTACGCCAACCAACAAGCGAGAACCCCTAATGCGCCGTGTTTCTTTGCCAATTGAACAATTGCAGTAGGTGTCATATCTCGTATTTGGATAGTTCGACCATTGTCCAAACTTCAACTTCGGCATCGTTCCAATCTGAAACGTAGGTGAACCCTTCTAAGGTCACACCAAAGTTTGCGCTATCGGTTGATAAAAGAACGTCAACGCTACACGTTTTTGCCGCTATTGTGTCGTGAATAATCAACACTTCGATTGTTGGGTTAACAATTTCAACGTTGAATTGGGGAAATTTATAAGTTGCCATAATTATGATAAAGTTGTTCCGGTTACTGTGAATGTACGTACTGCCAAACAAGAAGAGTTTTCGTTCTTGTCTTTAGCGAATATATTTCCTAAACTATTAACCCCCCAACAATATGCAGCACTTGCTGGTTTGTATGTTGTAGAAGTATGTGAACTAAAAGTAAATGTAAATGATGTAAAAGGTGAATAACCTAACGGATTTGAAAGTTCTCTATTCATTATCGAATTCCATTCGTTAACATTTGCCAACCTCCAACCCGTAGTGTATGATGCTATGCTTATTGCTAAACACGTGTCTATTGCATTATTCCAACCACCTGACACTACATTTGTATTCGTTCTTTTATATCCAAGTACATTTGTGCCGTCATAAGTTGACCAATCAATTACTATATTTTTAGTATATGTTTGTCCGCCTAATTCATCGGTAAATCGTTTATCGTTTCCAAATGGATTGTTTCCAAGTAATACACCAAATGAAGTTGCTCGACCAGCAGTTGGATTGTCGCCGGTTCGATAAGAAGTTGTTTGTCCAGTTTGTGTTAGTAATGCTCCTATTGGAGTCGCTGCGCTACCTCCCGCAGCCGTCTTAAAACCCGTGTTTTGTCGAAGGAAAGTCTTAAATGATTCCTCAGTGTATGAAGAATTATCTTCTTTTCTTACATCTCCCGCAGTTATTTGCGCTTGTGTAAATTTGTACTCACCACCTACAGTTTCTTTGATTGTGTAGGTTGAACCTACAAAAGTGTAATATGTATAGCCTTTTGCATACTCAAAAACCTTTGAATCTTCCTCAACAATTATATAATTATCCGATGTATATACTTTTACTGCTGCCATTTTGCTTAAAATTTAATCAAAATTACTAAAATTTTGACGTATATGTAGTCAATAATTCAATGAGTGTCGTGTAGTTGTATGGAACAGTTCCCTTTTCGTCGTAAAAACTGCTGATATTACGCGCTTGAATTACTACGTTACGACCAGAATTTAAAGATGTAATTGTGCTTATTATTATATCCGTTCCACTGATGTAAAAAATGGAAGTATTTTGAGCAAAGAAAAAACTAATTCCCCCTTGCTCAATTACTAAATAATTCCCTTTTGCGTATATCTTATCCATTGTAGTAGGTTCTGTTGGTTTTGAATTTGTCGCTTACCTTACACGTCAACGTTGCCTTGCGTGAATAGTCTTTGTATTCGATGCTTGGCGACTCTGCAACGATTACCGGAACATCAAAGTATCTGTAACTGTGGTTATGCGCGTTGTAATCTGAAATGTACAGTTGATTTTCAGAAAGTAAATACAAATCAATCATTGGTTTGATTATACACTCATCAGAAGGTTCTGTTATTATTTCGTAATCGTTTAGATTCTCTCTAATTACGCGCTTCATTTCGCGGTTCTCGTAAATAATATTGTCTATTTCGGAGTTCGGTTGACGGTTTCCTATGAATCCAAAGAATCTGTGAGTACTAACTACATTCGATGCGGTAAAGTCTATACCGTCTGTTTGTTGGTAACCGTTGAATATTGCTTTAATTCTTGCCGTTTTTAAAGCGTTCTGAATACTGTATTCTTTTAGATCATATTTACCCCAGGTGAACTGTCCGGTAATTCCGGATATTTCAAATTCAACTACTAAAGCATAACATCCAATACCGTCACTTGCTAAAACATCTGCCCATTCTATGGTTGTGTAATACGCATATGGTTCGTTTATAAAAGTGTATTCAGGACATCCGTATACAGTTGGTTGCCCATCTTTATATAGTTTGAATGAGTAACTATCACTGAGTCCGCTCAACTTAACCCACGCAGAAGTAACGTCGTTTTTCCAACCGTCATTTTCAGCCGATGCAAGAACGTAATATTTGCAGCAGCAATCTTTCAACCCTCTGTTTTGTTCAATGAATACTTCAGGTAATTTAATCGAACCAACCTCGCGGTAAATACGATCTTCGCGTTTATCACATCCACACGAACGAGTCACAACTGTGTAGTCGCCGAACACGTCCCAAACTGGTGCGATTGGGCAATCTGAATCTAAAAACAACTGTGCGATAATATCAAGTGTTGTACCTTCTTCACCTTTAACAAAATACCAACACGAATCTATTGATGAGTAGTAAATAGTGTACGTTTCCGCCAAATAGACAAACTGATAAAAGTAAAACCCGTCGTATATTCCCGCTTGTTCCGCGTTAAAATATTGCGTTGTCTCGCCTATTGTCCATTCAACCTTTACGCAATTACATCCAAATGTACACGGTGCCGTTGTGAATGTAGAAAAATAACCTTGATCAGTCCAAGTTGGCATTGATGCGGTCGGGCAAGGATCTCCATTTTCCCAAAACGTAACCAAGTTTACACCCTCTACACCGTCGGTTGTTACTTCCCAACTTCCATCATTCCAAATGGTATAGGTTACTTCGTTCCAAACAAATTGGTAAACGTTCAAACCTCCGTATGTACCACTTACATTCGCTTCAATGCTTTGTGTAGTTGTTTCGTCTGCAACTTGAAAGGTAACTAATAGGCAATCGCACATATTAATAGATTTTATTTAGCACAAAAATGTCGCTGTAAATTGAATTTAACGCACTATTTGACGACCATTTACCAACGATGTCTAAAGTGTTCATTGTTGTAGTGTCAAAGGTTGTATTGTTAACGGTATTCCAAGCGAAACCTTCTTGAGTTCCTGAAGCAAGTTTAAGAATGTGGAATTGTGCCAACGTGACAAGTTCAGCAGTACCCGCAGCACCAATTGCGCGAACTGTGAAATTCACGGACATATGCCAAACTTGATTGGTTATTCCTGGCATCACCATTAACGCCGACTGTGAAAGGTCAACCGCTCCACTCATTAAACCTATTCGCAAGGTATCGTTGTTCTTTGCTGACATAACACCGCCCATATCAACACGGAAGGAATCACCTACTTTGAAACCGTTTGCCGGTACAGTTAAACTACCAACCCCGCCATCGATTAATGTTTGCGTTGCCGTTGTTGCGGTTACTGGTGTTGAATTACCCGTCTGCGCGAATAGTCCGCCCGTGATAATGTTCTTTAACGTCGCTCCGCTAATCTTTTTACTCTCGTAATCTGAGCCGTTCCATTGGTCAACATCGTAAAAATCTTCGTTATTTACGTCTGTGGCTTGTAGCGGATATTGATTGATTTGTATTCCCATAATTATGCTATTGATTTATTTTCACCAAAAGTGGTTTCTTTATCTATTAATGTAGTAGTTATTTTTTGACTTAAATACTCCGTTCCAGCGCAACCTTTGATTTTAGTTGTGAATTTAACACCGTTAGATAAGTCTAACATATTGGCATTGAAATAACATTCCATCACGGCAACGTCAGGTGTTGGATAAGTGATATTAACTAACGTTCCCGAAATCGGCTCTAACGGATTCGATGGGTTGTAGTCGTAAGGAACAACCGTTGACACAATGTAACGCGGTGATGATTCTGTTGGTTCAACCGTAATCATTCCCCAAACATCATTTGGATTCCAAGCCGTTCCATCGTTTAATGTATGTTTTGCAACTATTCTGTGCATTTCGCCTTCAATAATTACGTTAACCAATTGGTTAGGATTGACTCTGTAAATCTCAATTGTTTGGTCTATTGTTGGATCTGAATCGTAATTTTTGATAGTTACCGGATCGTCAAATATGTAGGCAAGTCCGTCTTTTATTAGTTCAACGTGAAGTCGTACCGTCCAATCACCAGTTGAGTCGTAAGGATACCAATTTTTAGTTTGTAGGTTGGGGTAAAAATCAGCATCCGCGTTAGATTGCGCTAACCAATATTCCCAACGATACAAGAAAGGAAAATACAAATTGATTCCGTATTGACTGCCCGTGTTTATGGAAGGATATAAGAACAAACTTGCATCTCTTTTAACAGACGTTGTAGGTAGTTGTGTCTGTACGGGAATAGTTAAGTTCAAAAGATGTTGCCCGCCACTGTATGGTACGCTTGTAAAGTCAAAAAATACACTGTTCAATGTGAACTTTTCTAACGTTGTGGTGTTGAATGCTTCTATACGTGCCGTCATTGACTCGTAAACAACGTCGTTGTCAAGTAAAAAAGTACCCGCAAAAGCAACATCATCTTCAATATTACCCGCAAAACCCGCGATTGTTGTAACTGGATCAACTAACTGTTCTGAATGGTCAAAGAATTGCGCTTCTTCAGGGACTAAAAAACCTCCAATTGGGGGTTGTGTTTCCATCTGTCCGCTAAATACAAGCAAGTTAACGTTACCCCATTTCGCCCAAATGTAAAATTGTCTGTTGCCTAACTCCAACATATCGAACCAATTGCCCATTGCAGTGTTTGGAGTGAACGTAAAATCAACAGTATGAATGGTTCCAACTGTTGTTATGTTCGTGATTTCAAAGTCGTAAGCGGCGCCGAATTCGTTCATTGCTGACGTTACCGGAGTGCCTACTGTGAAGTCAGTTGAAGGTATCGCAATGGTTATTTCGTTTTGGTTATATGGTCTGTTCTTGTAATAAGTGTCGTCTATTGAAATATAACACGAACCAAACCCAAAATCAGTTGATGCCGAATCAACTACAAACTGCCCCGTCGTTGGGTATTGGTAATCCAAGAATGTTATTCCCTGAACAAGTGTAGCATCAATTACGGAAGTGTTATACGCTTCGTCGAACCAACCCGTGTTACCAGCTTCGTTGAATATTCTGACCGTTTTTCCAAATGGTTCATTGGCTAAGGATGCCCACTCAAACTTAATGAAATGCTTTAAACAGTTAGAAGCAAAGAACCAATTATCGTCATAAACTCCTGACTGGATTAAATCCATTGTTAGCAAATATGCGCGTTCTCCACCCGTTGGGTTGGCTAACCTTTCAAGTGTTGCGCTTGTTTCGAATTGCCCACTTGGTAAACCAGTTTGAACGCCAGTAAGCGTAGCGCCTATTGACATCGTGTTTATGTTCGAGAACTTTAACCGTGTAACCTCGCCATCAATTAACGAAAATTCAGTTCCAGCCGTACTATTTAAAACGTGATTCGATAGTATTTCTAAGGTGTCACGGTCTCTATTTAATACTTGTACGCGTACTATTTGCTGATTAGATACGTTGTACCAACCGCCTATGTTATCAACGCCAAGAACCTGATCATCAATATAAACAACGTTAGCGTTATAAGCAATCAACGGACTTGTCGCGAATTGGTCGTATATAGCAATTGCCAAATAATCGCCTAATCGAAAACCCTCCTCAATCCAACTAACGGACGGCGAAGTAATTTCGTAAGGACTGACCGACATATTTAATTGAAGCGGCGAATCTAAAGAAGTAATCCTAATTACGGATTGGATTTCCATTTCCATCGTCATTTTATCACCCGCATTCGCTTGGTAATAACCCAACGTGTTGCCGAAAATGTCCGTGTAGTTTTTATATTGAATTTGGATCGGCATATTTTTCTTTAATTTCGTTAATCTTATTTATATCGCCTTTCTTGGCTAACCTCAAAATTTGGTGAATGTCGGCTTGAATTGGCGCTAATTTTTCCATTTGCTCAACGGGTAAGTTGTTAATCAACTGGTCGTTAATCTGCATCAACTTATTCATTGAGTCGTTTATTTGCTTGGTTAATTCTTGTACGTCAATCATTAGTCGTTAATTGTTAATGTGTACACCCTACCATTCGCATAATCGTTCGGCTTTTTGTAGGTTATTAATGCCTGACTTTTTTCGTCTATCCACTCCATCCGAAGTATCTCACACGTCTCGCCTTCAATTTCTGCGTAGTTATTATCCAACAAAGATACGAATTGTTCGTTTGTTAAGCGAAGTCGCGCATCTGTTTTGATTTGAAAGTCATTCAATTGTATTTGTTCGATGTAGTGGAATTTATTCCATAGGGACAACGCGCTAACGTAGTTCATAAAGTCTTGTTGTTGTTTACCGCCGACTGTATAGAGTAGTTTTGTTGATGTAAAGAAGTTCTGCGAGATAGTTAATACGCCTATTCTATTTTGAATCTGTGCCGCGAAATTAGTGCTACCTCCAAATGCACTTGTTAAACCGTCAACTACTTCAAAAAAACTTTTAGCTTGTTTCTCCAACCAATTCAAAGAACTTTTGCGCTGACCTAAAGAAAACGGAATTGAAACATCGTTCAGTCCTTTAATAGAAACTAAATCCCAATTAGTAAATGAAGTCGGTTCTGTACTAAATTCGCATTGGTGATAATCGTATATCTTATCTAACGTGTGAGAATCGCTCGGATCAATTTGGTAATGTATGTAGTAACGTTTCCAAATATCATCTGTGTTGTAACTGAATTGGTCGTCACGGTCTGTTTGCAATACTAACGCGGGGTTGATTTGTAAATTGACTTGGTTTTGTCCGTAATCCCTTCGTTCAAATCTAACCACTCCATTAATAACTCTCGTACGCGCGTTGAACATTTGCTCACACGCAGTAAATAATGAACCTAACGTACTAACCGAATCACTCGCTGAAGGTATGCCTTTATTGAATGGTTGGTTTAATTCTGACGGTAAGAACTCGAATATCGACTTTCTGTTGGGAATAAGTGGCACTGGAAGGATTGTATAGTTCGGATATTGATCCAAAAGCGTAGATTCGAAATCATAACCCAAGTATTGACATCCTTTTTTCATCAATTCTTGTATCTTGATACCGCCTAAATAACGAACCGGCGGGAATATCAACGCAAATAACTGTGTTGTCAGGTCAACAACTGCCACTAAAATAGCAGCAACGTAGACAACTTGCGCCAATATTTTAAGAATGTAGGCAATTAACGCACCAGTTGGGAATGATGGTGGTACACCCGTGTTTGGTGTGCTACCTTGAACCCCATCAGATATAGTAGTTGAGAGCGCTTGAATTGATTGAATCAACTCTTTTGTCATTACGAATAACGAAATACCTAAAGAAATTGCCAACTCTATTTGATTGTCCTTTACAATTATGTAAGGAACCGGAAAAGAACTGAATTGGATGTTCTTTTTACGCATCAATTCAAACGTCGTACCGTTGGCATTGTCAAAAAAGGAATCCAAAGACTTTCTACGCTTGATTTTAACCTCGCAATCGTGCGTTGTAAACGTGTTTGAAGGATCGGTCAGGTCTACGTAGTACTCAATGCTTGTATTGGGGCTTAAAACGCAAGTATATGGGATACCTTCAAACAGTCCAACCGATGCAATGTGTTGCTTTACTACGTCATAACCTTCACGCGTAAGTATTAACGTGTCTATGTTTAACGAAAGTACGTCAGGATTGCCCGTAAAATCACTAACTAACCCAATCGAATCCGCGTTACGTGGTGAAATAGTTACACCGTTTAATATGTGCTTCATTTTCTTATTTTATAACGGTTAGTTTTTAACGTATTCCCTTGTTTTGTAGACTTGACTATTTCCATTACTGACGAAGTAATCTCTCCAAGTTCAATATTGGTTTCGGGTTTTTGTCGAATCGTTTCTTTCAGGTCTTTCATTTCGTTAACCAAGACCGCCAACTCCATAGATGAACCCGCTTGACTTCCGCGAATCAATTTACCGTTTTGATATTCCTGGGCAAGTCGCGCTAATTGTTCATTAGACATCGAACCGATTTGCTCATTTAATGACTTAGGCACAACGCGTTCATTTGGGTGAAGTATTGCGTGAAACCCGCCTTTACCGTCTACGCCGTAACCATTCGTACCGGTGTCCTCTGTACCTTCCAAGAACGCAGGCATCTGACCAAGCAAAGTATTGGCGAACTGTTGAAGCATAACCGTGTCGCGTATCGTTTCCATAAGTGGATGTTCTGCTCCTTCGGCAACTTTACTGTTGTATGTTTGATAAACTCCGCTAATCAATTCAATCATTTGTTGTCTGCGTTGCTCTTGCTCTTTACGACGATTAGCTTGGTCTATTATTTTCTGTTGTTCAGCAAGTGATTCTTTAGCGTTTATATTTCCATTGGCGGCAAGTTCTTGCAATATGTTTTGTTGGTTCTCTGCTGCTGCAATCTCTTTATCAATCTGTGCAATCTTTCTGTTCGATTGTTCGATAAAATAGTCCGCAGTGTATTTCGCCCAAGAATTCCTTATTTCGGCTTGTTTTTGTAGGTCTTTTGTTTCCTCTTTTTGTAGGTTCATTATTTTTAACTGCGCTTCTTTACGCAATCTTTCTTGCTCATTTACATCGTCTGTTTGAGCAAGTTGAAGTTTTAATTGTTCTTCGATTTGTTTTTTACGGGCATCAAATAAAGCTTTTTCAGCCGCTTGAATTTGCTTTGTATTGCCAGTATTTTGCGCTCTTTTTAAAGCAATTTCTGCCTCTATTACTGCAAGGTCTGCAATTTGTACCGCGCGTTCTTCATCCAATATCATCATTTTTTCAACTTCTTTTGGATCAAGTGCTTTTCTTTCGACATTCAACAATTCAAGTCGCGCTTGAGTTGCTTTTCTAAATGCCGCTACAATTATATCTAAATCGATTTTCTCTTGCTTTGCCGCTTTCTTTTTCTTTTCTGATGACTTTGTAACCTTCTGATCATATTCACTTCGTATCTTATTTTCGTTTTCCAATACTTCAGCGCTTTTTAATAGTGACATTGCCAACTTTTCAAGTTCGTTAGCGTTTTGATTCGCTCTATATCCGGATTCTTTTAATCCTTTAGATAATCCATTGGTAATGCTTAAAAAGTCGTCACTTTCAATTTTTGCCGTTTTCGATGCTACTCTGTGTGCCATTAACGCTTTTACTCGTTCTTCCGCTACCTTTTGGAATATGGCATCAGCTTGGGCGCGTAACGATGTTGCTTGAACATATGCGGCAGTCTTTTCAGCGTATAGTTTTTCCGCTTCGTTTAGATTCTTTGCCGTTCCGAATGTATCGCCAAGCACTGTATTGTATTTATCCAAAGCCTCTTCTTTGCTTATTACACCCTGACGGGCTAACTCAAAAGATGCTTTTACTTCTGTTGTTTCTTTGATTACGTTCTTTGCGGCATCCGCATACGCTCCCATCGTTTCATTCAACACTTTGTTTTTCATAGAAACACGGTCAAACAACGCTGCTATCTTATCGAAATTTGCAATCAATGCGATTATTGCCGTTGCAATCAATGCCACTGGTAATGCTTTCATTGTTAATTGCATTTTGCCCGTTGCCGCATCTACTTTATTTGTTGCTACTTCTTGTTGAGTTAACGCCGCAGTTTGCGCTTCTGTTGCCACAACGTCAGCATCTTTGACGACAACCAACACACCGAGTTTTTCAGCCGCAGCAATAAACCCCGCTTTAATCTGTGTCATCATATCACCCAATCCGCCGAGTGTACGCATTGCATCCGCTAAACCCGCAAGTGCTTGAAGTCGAACCATTGCTTTCATTAGGTTCTCGTTCTCAACACCCATTAATACCATTGCGCTCTCGATACCTTGGAACGCGGCGATACCAACCTGACCAACGTTAGCCATTGCACCCGCAAAATTTTCAAGTCCAGTACCAGCAGTCGCTTTGATTACGCCCTGAGTGTCTTGCATTCTGTCGCGTAGTTCACCCGCGCGTTGCGCCATTTGGTTAAATCGCGGATCTGATTCGTCTAAGTTGGCTAATTCTTGCGTTAACTTTCTTAACTCTGTACGTAATGACATCGTAGCGCCTTCGTAATTACCTACGTTGCGTTGGTGTTGTCCAACTGTTGCATCAACCTTTTTAATTTTGGTGTCTAAATCTGTTAATTCAGATAGTAATTTCTGCGCTTCTGCGGTGTTTTCTTTGTTCTGGAATGCTAAATCTTTATACGCCCGTCGAAGTTCTGTTAAACGCTTTGATTGTTGCGCGTAAATGCTTTCTTGTTGTTGTGCTTGTTTGAGTTCTTTATCCTTTGCTCGTTGTTCTTTTTCGGCAAGTGTTAACGCTTCTTTCTTTACTCGGATTTCTTCTTTTTCCGCTTGTGCCGCTAACTTGCGCAATCGTTCTTGTTCTTGGTCTATTTTAATCGTCTTTTCCTTGACGTCGTTTGCTTTATTTGTAGCGGCAATTAGTTCGTTGATGCCTTTAGTGTCACCCATTGAAGCACCTCCGATAGTCTTTTTTAGGTCGTCAGCGGTTTCTTTAAGTTTAATTTTGAAATTACCAAGCGTATCAATTGCATCTTCTGCTGATTGTCTAATACCCGCGAAAATGTCTTCTTTTTCAAATATATCAGATGCCTTTATTTGCTTTGCCATACTCCTTCAATAAATTAAAATACTCTCGTGCCGTTATCGTTTTTGGATTAATCCATTGACCAATCCATTTGCTTATATGTATTAATGACTGTTCAATCGTCATTCCGTTACCACCGTTTGCCATCATTGAATTCAGTTTTGAACTTTCAATTTCGGCTTCTGTTAACTTAAACCTATCACCAGTCAATACGTAATCCAATTCTATTAATGCTTTGCGTTTCATTGCTTCAAGCATTTTTTTGTACATTTCACTAAGTCCGAACTCCTCTATATATGAATCGTATATCAAAGTCCAGTAATGTTCGTCTTTTTCTTGTGTTCCTTTGTTTCCTTTCCTGACAAATTCAAGTTTTCCTTCCGAACATTTAATCCAATTATGTAACGGCAATTCATCAATATTCAGATAATAATCGTCCGTATTCTGTTTGGAATCTTGTGACGAGTTTGTCCGCAAGTTTCGCTTTACTTTCGTCAGTAAGTCCAATAATTTCGTAACCATATTCCGCGAATAGGTCTGTTGTTTGTCCAAATTCATCTGTCTTTAATCCGTCTCCGTCTATTTCTATTGAATCCGGTAGCACTGTTATGATAAGTGAGTTGTAAAAATCGCCCGTGTCGTTCAATGTGTACGGTGATCCTTCTGCTTTTTCAGGGTTGAGTATCTCTGTATAGCGTGAATACGTACCGATAATTTGCCCTAACTCGTCAACTCCTTCTGCATATAACTGCTCCCATCGAATCCAATCAAGTATTTCTTCTTTAAATTGTTCGTCTTTAAATACCTCTTGCCATACATCTTCAAATGTAATGCTTTGCACTTTTTTAATTACATCACCAAGAACTGTATCCATCAAATCAAACATATACAAAATTAAGCAAAAAAAGGGGTGATTTTACCCACCCCTCTCTGTTCAAGTCAATTTGAATTACTCATCAACCTTTGGTTTTTTATTCGCTTTCTTTTTGGTCTTACCGTTCACTTGCTCAAACGCGTATTTTACGACGTTTTGTGGCATATGTGAAAACGTTTCGTATGCTTCAGATAGGCTTACTTCCGCAAGTATCTGTTTATTCAAGCTACACCGACCTACTATTACGAAATCCATAACTCAAAGATTATGCGGCAACGAATGAAGCCTCACCGTCGTAACCTAATTTATCAATCGTAATTACGATATCGTCACCAGTTGTTGCGGTAAACGTGAATGTATACGTTCCGTCAGGACCTTCAAGCGCACCACCTAATGGAGTGGATACACCGTTTACTGTTAACAAGAAGTCACCACCAACCGCACCGATGAATTTGATTGGATTCAACGCAGTTCCGTAATCAAGTGCTAAATCAGCAACTAACTGACCAGCAGTGATAACTTTGTTGTTGAAGTTTACATCAATCAATCCGGTTAAGTCGTTGAAGTTTACACCCGCTTCAGTTGGTGTGATCATATACATTGTTCCTTCGTCGAATAGACGGTCGAAATCAAATGCAACCATAATCTTAGAAGTGGTTGAATCTGTTGCGAACATATACTTCGGATCAAAAGAAGGGTTATCAACCGGAATAGGGTAAAGACCGTCGTTTTGTTTCGAACCAACTAAGTTACCGTTTACATCTACAATATACACACCGAAGTCAACACATCTGTTGTTTTGCAATTTGCTCAACAATGTAGGCGATGAATCTTCAGCCCATAATTCACCTGAGAATGAACGCTTACCTTGACGTAAGAAAACCATTCGACCTGAAGATGCTTCTTCGAATTGGCTATCCGCTTTAGGTAGTTCAACATTCTCAAAGTTTGGTAAAGGGAACCATCGTTTAGATGCATCCGCTTCGTTAATTAGATCCGACCACGTTGGAAGTGGTGCAGTTAAATCTAAATAGTTTGCAGTTCCATCGTTGGCATATAACGGAACCATAATTAATTTACTCGTTACTGACTGAATAGGTAAACAGTTCGGTCTTCCCGTGTTTGCTAAGCCAGCGTTACAATTACATCCTAACATTTTAATTTGTTATTAAGTTTAACATTTACAATTTTCTTTGAATTTCGTGAGTGTAATCCGTAGTTCAACCCCACTTAAATTTGCATCTAAAACATTTTGAAACATTCCATTCTCACGTTCAACTCCGAAGCGTGAAAAGGTAACAATGTCGTATTGGTCAATGGTCTGAAAATTTCTATTGTTTTCTATTTGTTTGATAAACTCTAAAGCCAACCGTTCCATTGGAAATACGACGTTCTCGCGATGGTCTGACGTATAGTATTGTGTCGCGTTTGTTTCGTCAAGAAAAAACATTCTCAAGTCGCTTTCAAACTCAATTACACTATCACGCCCGTACTTACGTAATCGAATCACCTCAAGTAACCAAGCCAACGGTGTCTTTTTCATCAGGCTCTTTTCGGCTTTTGACCATTCCGCGTTAGTGGCTAATTTAGTACCAGTAATCCAAAATGGTGTCGGCAAATAAAGAATGTCAGTTGGTTCGTTTGTGTGACCTATTGGCGACAATGTTATTGATATGTCAACCTCTACTTTCGTAATTTGGTATTGATTTACTGACTCATCAAAGACTATTTTACCAACCCGCGCCCACTTTGTATCGCAAGTATAGAAAGCCGAGTCAATGACGTTGTACTCACCGTTTATTTCGCCATTAACCTGGCTAACCAATTGACCTACTATATTAGTTATCTCTTGCGTCATAACCAGTAAGCCATTTGTTTACGTACACCGTTCCACTTCTTGAAGTCACCTTTACTTACTTTGACAATTAATAACTTTGCGTTAAACGTTCCGCCTGGGATTTCAACTTCATCACCAGCTTGGTAATTCTGTCCCGTGTCAACAACTTCTAAGTCAATTATTGATCCCATATCGGTGAAATAATTCAGTGAAAAACCCGTTCCCGAACCACCAATTACTGTTGCAGTTATATTTGAACCAGTGTAACCATTACCGAAATTCAATACAGAATAGTTTAATACTTCTCCAATTTTCAAGTCATTGTTGATACAGATATACCATTGAATTGCGCGATACGTTCTTAACGCTTCCCAATAACGCGTGTACATCATATTGTACAGAGTAGTTGCCGTTAGACTGTTTTCGTTCTGTGGGATTACTTGTCCGTTAATCGTCATTTGGTTGGCAGTATCTTTGATGTACTCGAAGTATATAAAGCCTTTGAGCATTTCAAGTATACCCTGAGAAATAACAATACCGTGATTAACCGCATCCTCGTGGAATGGATTAAAGATTGCTTGGAAATTAGGCGACTCAGGATAGTTGTTTACGTCCAAATCATCAATGAATTCGTCGTACAATTTAGCACCAAGTAACTCTAACAAATAGCGTTCCTCGTATATTTGGATGTACTCCAATATCTTTGCTTGGTCATACATTCCCGTATGCAACTCATATTTACCCTCGAAATCGTCTATTACCAAAAACATCCTTAATTCACTTTTTTAGTTTACCAAACTTTTGTTGTAAAAATAGTTTAAGCATTGCACCGGTGATTCTCCACACAGTACCTTTAGGCAGGTGTTTCGATTTTCCGTTGCTCTCGAACTCATAGAAATCGTTATCATTCACATCAACGTCAAGGCTTATTCCATCTTCGTTTTTGATGAACTTCGCATCCACTTTCGGCGTGTCCAGCGTGATTTCTAAATCGCCGTCCTCCTCACGCTTGAATGTCACATCAACGTTCTTTGTGTCGAGCGTTACGTCTATTTTCTTTTTTCGTTTCTTACGTTCCATTGTGCAAGTTTAAGAGGGGTGAACATTACATCCACCCCGTTAATTCATTATGGCAAATCGATTGCAGCGATTGCAGTTGCAACATCACCAGCAACGAAAGCGTTTACTTGGTTGTTTTTCACATAGTGACACAAACGCATCTCAGCAAGTATAGTAACCATATTTCGTTGGAAATCGTCATTTACATAACCAACTTGTAGGCTCATATTCTCACGGATTCTCACGTTTGACTTGCTCATATCACCAACAAGGAATGTTCCAGGTGCGATGTTAGTTGAAGTCACAACGATAAGTCCAGCAACACGCATATTCATATCCCAAAACGCAGGGTAAGTATATTCACCACTTTGAGTTTTAGTCAATTCAATTTTAGCCGCATCTTCAGGATTTAAAAGAACGTGTGTTGGCTCAAAGTTAGCCGCTTGGATTTGTGCTTTAGCCACTCGGATAACGTCAGAAATGTTAGCGCTTGGAATTGATGCTGCGAATGAACCAGCAGAGAATGTTTGAGCGAATGACAATAAACCATCCAAGTCAAGACCACCAGTACCGTTAATCAAAGAGAATTCAATTGCTTGGTCAAGTCCAGCCATCAAATCAGAGTTGATTTCAGAACGAACGAAAGCAAGATCTGCCAACATTTCTTTAGAAACCTTCACAGTTGAAGCAACTTTCTTAACCTCAACAGATACCTCTAAATACGCTGGGTTGGATTGCGCTTTAGTACCCGCTTCGTTTGTCCAATCAGCAGAAGTATTTGCATCTTGAGAGATGTATACAACGTACTTTGAACCAGTTGTACCAGTGTTAACTACGTTACGAACTTTGATAACCGGACGTTGGATGTTATCAACACCGCTCTCAAGTGTAGACAATGCAATATTACCGTCGTAATCAGCGTCAATTGTAGTATCGCCTTTCACTTCTAATTGCAACATTCCACCTTTAGCAGCCGTTTCTTTGATCTTTTCGATGTTAGAAACATACGCGTTAGTGATTGCTTCCGCCAAGTTTTTAGGTACGAATTTGTGATCAACCGCTTTTTCAGCCATTGCTTCTAATCGTCCTTCCATTCTTGCGATTGCTTTTTCAATTTCTTGGCTCTTTACTTCCAAGTTTTTGTAACCTTCAAGGTCACTTTTTAGTCCTTCTACTTCGCTTTTTGTTGCAGAAGTGGACATTTTTTCGTCGATTAAGCCGTTGATTTTTTCAACAACTTGCTCAGGAGTTAAATTTTCCATTTGTTTGTTTGTTTACTTTAAGTTATTTACTACTCTATTCCAATCAAATGCCTCTATTACTTTAACCGGCTCGCTTACATTCGAATGCTTCAGGTCAAGCGGTTCGTGTTTTGCAAGTGTCAGTAACTTGGCATTCAAAAATTTTAATTTCATTTCCATTTCGTACAGTCGTTCGTCCGTACCTTTTCCGTTGGTTAGTCCTTTAATGACCGCTTCAACTTCTTGTGCAATTTTGTCGGCATATTCGACACGATTTTCGGACTTCATTACGTCAACTACTTCTGTTAAGTCGTTTGCTCCGAACGTAACCGCACTACCTTCATACAATTTCACTTCCGATACCATCCAATACCCACCATTTGCAGCGTTTGAATCATCAATCCATCTTAATTTGTCTTGTATGTACTGAAACCCGATTGAATGTTCACGGATAATACCATCTTCGTAGTCTAACCAAGCATCTTCACCGTCAGATGAACGCCCTAATTGACCAATCGCAAAGAGTCCTTTCTCGTCCTCTTCAAGTTTTAACCATTTACCAATCTGTTTGTCCCATTCGTGGTGACGTAAATAGGCAATTTTACGGTTAGATTCGCTTTCTGGACCACGTTCTTGGATAGATTTGGCGAACGCGCCTTTCTTGATCATATCATTGTCGGCATCGATGTTATCAAACCGTGACAAATAGACCGCAACTTGACGTTTTTCACTGTCCATATCCTTTATGTCGGAGGATGCTTTTATTCTGTATAGGTTATAATCCTTCATTTGGTAATATTTGTGTCGTTGTAATCATTGAATTTGCCGTTGCGGCATCGTAACCGTAGTAATTAACAAGTATATTAACCGCCGTTGTTCGGTCAAGTCCACTAGTAACCGCAGTGTTGAGTTCGATAATACCACTTAAACCGCCGACTGTACCTTTTAATTCCGTTTGTGCTTGTGCAAGTGCTGCTGCTTTGGCATCTGTTTGGCTCTGTGTTTCTAATTGGTAACCAAAATCCATTGCGTATTGTTCCGTAGTAATTACACCATCACGTAGCAGTATGTTGTACGTTTCAGCTCTGGTTTTGTCTGCTGCGGCTTTAGTTTGCTCGTCGTCTTGTAGTACCGGAAGGTGTGAGAAGTCCGCTTTGATGTAGTAACCGTCTTTTGCAAGTCCCAATTGGTGCGCCATAGTGTCGTACATCTGTTGCGTTTCAGGAATGATTGTGTCCGTGTAGACCATTCGAATCGAATCGCGAACGTTACTAAACGTCGAACCGCTTTCACTTGAGAATAGGTTGTAATTCAATCCGTATGCATCAATAATGGCTAACTTATCGGCAGTTAGTTCTTCGAATAAAAGCAAGTCACGTGTCGGGTAAGACATTGGAGTCCAATTCACTTGCGATTCAGTGATCAATAATTCGTCTTTTGAACGGTTGTACCAGTCCTTTTGGATAGCAGTTTTCTCCTCTGGTGTCATTGGAATAGCACCGCC